GGATGCGATAAATACGTGCATTACTGTTTCCATCGAGGAAGCTGCTAAGAACGGTAAATTCTAAGTTTTACGATTTTGATATGTGTACAATTTTAATGTGTACACATTGAAAAAAGGCATTTGTACACATTTTGTACACATTAGGATTTAATGTGTACAATGAGATGTGTGTACAGATGCCTTTTTGTTATAGTGTATTTAATATGTCCTTGTTGCGCTCACGCATGGTTTCTGTGACATGGGCGTATATATCAAGAGTGGTTGCTACATTTTTATGTCCCAGACGCTCTTGTACATATTTAACATCAGCTCCTTTGGCAAGTAAATTAGAAGCGTGTGTATGCCTGAGAGAATGGAAATCAAGCTCAGTGAAGCCAAGCTTGTGATGAATAACATTAAAACAGTGCATCATGGTTCTTGGCTGAATCCATGAGCCATCATCTCTTACAAGCACCATATGTATTGATTCGCCAGCCGGCTCATAAGTAAGTCTCTTAGAGTCATCTTCAAGTGTCTCACAGTAGATATAGTTGTAATATTCATTATAATATTGTTCACATTCCTTTTCATGATCGTACATCCTTTTAAGTTCTGAAAGCGTTGTATCATCAAGTTCTATGGTACGATATGAATCATATTTAGGGTTTTCCAGATACCATTTATCATCATGATTCTGTACCTGTCTGTTAATGCTTAATAATCCATTATCAAAGTCTATATCATCCCACATAAGACCAAATATCTCACCCAGACGCATGCCGCACCTATAAGCGAGAAGAAGTGGCATATGATATATATGTCCTTGTGCAAATGTTTTAAAGACAGTATCAAGCTGCTCATTAGTCCATACGACTCTTACTTTCTTTTTGGTTTTAACCTCTGCCTTTGCTCTTGGAAGCGGAAGAGAAATAGTTGCAGAAGGATCATCATTAATAAATCTTGCAGTAGTCTTTGCGTAGGCAAATGACTTGGTAAGAATGCCCTTAACATTGCCGAGAGAGTTTCGCGACATTCCGGTATTAAAAAGATTATTTATAAGCTCCTGGAGAAGACTTGGCTCTATGTCTTTAAGATAATATGAACCAATAGCCGGCTTTATATATAAATCAATTTTCTTTTTGTAAGTTGATGCCGTATTAGCTTTAAGATTGACCTTGCAATAATTATCAATCCAGTAATCCATGTAATCAGATACAGAGATATTAGATGGAGTGAAGCTCTTGCCAGTCTGTTTATATTGTGTGTATGCGACCATACCGGCTTCATATGCCTCAGATTGGTTCTTAAATCCGCTCTTGGTAATCCACTTCCTTTTGCTATCTACAGGGGCAGATTCGAAACGATAGGCCCATAGATTGCCACGCTTATATGTAAGGACCTTAGATATTTTCTTTTTCATATTAACCATTCCTTTCTGTTTTTGGGGAAGTTGCATCAGGCAACAGTAAAAATGGGTATAAAAAATACACCTACTTGCAAAAGCGGTGTTCAGAATGATATAATATGGCTTGTCTAGGGCGATATTATATCATAGGCACAGCTTATGTAAGTATCGTGGTAAAAGCTCTTGTGTTGGTAGCACAGGGGCTTTTATTTATTTTGTCGGACCATCTCGGTGAAGTCAGCGGGATGGTAATTTATTTTTTAACACATCGTTTGCAAGGTACATATCCCTTTTCTATTGCTTCCTCCGTATCAATTTCGAAGGCATCTTTTATTCCACTGCAGTGGTTAATAGAATGATATTTATTGCTATTATTGGTTACATACACTATATTGTGAGGTACAATATTCATATTAAGTATCTGACCTAAATATGTTGTATCTTGAGGAAAATTACCGCAGTGTTTGTTAATCTGTATCTCTAACGATTTGAGGAGAAAGAGATAAGGACTTTTATAATCCATCAAACTTAATAAAAACAATAATTGACTAAAACCAGGTGGGGTAGGTTCAATGCCATTGACAAATATCTTTTCTTTGCGAAGGGTATAACTGCATTTATGATTATAAATGCGTCCTCCATGGGCAGCGATATTTCTGTAATCCAAACATATAAATAATGTATCCATCATTAATGTACATAATTCTTCATCAGACATATCTAAATTGTCACTATATAGTTTATGAGCAAGCTTAACCAATTCGTCTTTTTTAAATAAGTCAATGAAATTAATAATTGTGCTAAAATAAATGCTTTTAAAAAGAATCCAAGGTGGAACATTGCCGTATTTTTCAGCATAATGTGATATTGGATTTTTATCTGTATCAAGAGTCTTTTTTAATGTATCAAGTATACCTGGTAGAGTAAATCTTTTCTTTCGTTTCTTTTTATTTCTGTAGTTTCTGTAATCCAGGTAATTTTCTTCATTAGTACCAAAGGTTTCAGCTACGACGCTGGCAGCAGTCTCTTTTATATGTTCTTCCAAATCCTGCATTGCTGACATAACAGAATTACGCAGATTCTTATCTAACATATATAGAGAATGAATTTGTTCAAATGTTACACCTGAACGATATTGAATTGAGGTGTCTGTTTTGATAACATAAGGTTCTCTGTAACTTTTGATAAGATTAGAGTAACCAAATAGCTCCAATATGTATTTAGCATAACCAGTATCCTCTATAATTAAATTTTGAGATACAAGTTTTTCTATTTGTTTATCAATTGATGAAAAAGGTATATCAGTCATATATTTCTCCTTATATGCAAAAAGAGCCTTGGAATACAATCCCAAGACTCTTCCGCGACCGCCCAGCAGTCATTCACTAATTACAAGTGACATTATATCATATCCAAAAGTCTTGTCAAGTATACCAATATATTTTAATTTATAGCGTTATATTGTAATTTATAATCCATGTGTAAAGCTTTCAAAGAAATCAGCAAGCTAAAAGCCCCTTTACAAAAGCTAATATATACCCAATCTTATAATCAGGCATATTGTCAATTAATTGTAATAACTGTTCTTTTTCACTCATATTAATACCTCCATATACTATTGTCTCATTTTTAGACTTTCTCTATACTGTTTTGCATCTGGGATATCACATTCTTAATCCCCAGTTACTAGCAGACAATCTATTATATTGATATTGTGTTAATCTTATCGGAAGAGTTATATGCTTGGATTATTTGCTGATAATTAAAGCATGGACACAAACAATAAACAGAAGCATATGAGTCAATCCTCTTTTTTAGTTCCATTTGATTCAAAATATAATTATTTCCTACTCTTCGGTAGAATGACCACCAAGGATTATTAGCTGCACTTACTTGCAATCTGTGACAACCAAAAGGATTTTCGGTCATATAACTAGCACCATAACAAAAATGTGGGTCACCACTACGGCATTTATCACCATAACAATAATTCAACTTACCTATTATCTTTCTGTCAATGACTTTCCCGTTTATTATAGTAAAACTGGATTTCCATGTGCTAACCAATTCATATAAGCTTATAAAAGCGAGATATTCTTGTGGAGCACTCGAGTATATAGCCTGATGAAGAATGATTCCATTATCCGTTTGAGTATGATATTGCGGAGCCTGCTTGGCAAGAGTGACAGCTTTCATGTAATTTTCCGAAGAGGATTTTCCAAAGCAGATTGATATATACCAATCTGGGAAAACTATGTGAGCATCTTTTGTTTGCGGTGCATCCAAATTATTTGATATTGATGAAGAGCAGTCTGTTTTATCAGAATATGAAGGCGAATATTCTGTAGGCTCATTAATGGGTTGCTGTGATATTGTTGAATAATTCAAGTTGGCAACAAAATTTTTAATATCTTTTTGGACAGAAGGTATATTATATTGCATAACTAATGTATTATATATCTTTAATAGGTTGTTATCAGAAGAAGAAAAAACTATAAAAGAATTATCAATAAATTCTATAACGATGTATTTTAAAGAGAGAAATACATTATTTATTTCATGAGTAGAATAAATATATTTGTTTCCACCAAAGAAATCTATAAACAATTTATCTTCAAACATTCCAACATTACAAGTTATTTGGCGTTCATACTGAAGACCATTTATGTATGAGAGTGTAATATAAAATTTATTGTTAGTTAAAAATTTTGCAGCCTTTTTTAAAGATTTTAGCTCTTTCTTATCTATAAGCATATAAAGCATTCTCCCCCCTTTTTAATGCTTAATTTATGTTGTGTGCATATATTTCAATCATATCAACATCTTTGCACTGTCTGTCATAATCTCCATTTTCAATGTGTGTTAATTCATGATGATATGATTTAAGATGTTGTTCTCGGTTTAGCCGAGAATTAAGCACGATTGTAAAAGAATCATCATTATTATTAACAGTGTATGCCTTTATTGTAGGAGGCATATCTGCGTAAATAACATTAGTAGTAATATTAATCATCCCCTTTATTTGACATTCTATCTATCATCTGCTTAACAAAGTCGATATCTTCTTTCTTAACCTTGCGAGAAGCGTCAAAGAGAACTTTGTATTCAGGATTCTCATACATAAACTGAGCCATATCTCTGGCATCATCATCAAGGTAGTAGGTATCTTCATTCCTGTTATCTTCGATTAGATCTCCGACATTTACATGTAAGTAGTTTGCTATATCTATAATAACATCAACCTTGGGAACCCTTAATCCAGCACACCAATTTGATACTGTGGATTTGTCAAAACCAAGGTCATTAACTAAATCAGATTGTGTTTTGTTATTCATCATTAAATAGTATTTAAGCATTTCTGCAAATTTATTAGTTCCCATTTAGTTCAGCTCCTTTCTATAGCATTATTATATCAAAAAGAAAACTTAAAGCAAGCAAAAAGCAAAAAAAGTTTTCAAAATGTATTGACAGTTTTCAAAAAGGGGAGTAGTATAATCGTGAAAGGAGGATATGAATATTGGAAAAAGTAGCAGAACCAATCAAAATATCACTGGCAGCAGCTAGAGTAAATGCACGAAAGACGCAGGCACAGCTTGCAGAAGAAATGGAAATATCAAGAATGACACTGGCAAATCTGGAAAATGGGAAAACACAAATAAGCAAGGCACAATTACATCTTTTTTGCGAATTATGTAATATACCAGTTGCTAATATTTTTTTACCTTATAAGTTTTCAGAATGAAAACAACTATCTATTCGAGGAGGTGAGAGGGTGAAGGTAATTTTCTTAATAGCTGGTATAATTACGATTTTTGTTCAGATAAAGAACCTGAATGAGATTAGACGGGAAATAAAACACATAAAAGAAGTCCCTGATTTGATTGTATACGGAATCAGGGACAGAAAAGATGATTATTGATTATTTATTGCATTGTTAAATTTATTAATGAGTTCATTTGTGGTATTAGAAGATGCCTGTATTGCATTTAAGAGTTGATATATGTAGCAATCATCAATAAATATCTGTTGAACAACATTTTTGTCATCAAGGAATAAGTAATTTTTAAATGCAGTCGAAGAACTTTTTAATTTCCCATTAATAAGGTATATGTCACCAGCGTCAAGATGGCAGACAAAAGATTGAAGAGTATCAAATGTATCAAATAATTTATTTAAGGATGGTTCTAAAAAGAGAACTTGCTGCCAATTTAACTGATTATTAGCAGTTTTATTAGAGAGATTCATAACAAAATTAATAATGTTGGGTTGAGTCATAATGTGCCTCCTTGTTAAGTTGAATTTTTAATGAATTTAATCTGGTTATGTATAAGTGATTATTATTTTTATTGAATTTATGCAGCATTTTTAAATAAAGAACATGATTTTGCACTCGTGATTTTTTCAAGAAAGAATATCTTTCAGTTAAGTTGTTTACAAAAATATCAATTGAGTCGCTTAAGTCAGAAGCTTGCAAATCATGGGATAAAGAAAGAATGAAGCCGTCAATCTGAGCTTCTAATGACTGATATTCATTTTTATAGTCAGCGCGTTCTTTTGTATAAAGAACAACCAGCTTTAATTTACGAGTGTTCCAATAAGTTAATAAGGACAGGGCAAAACTTATTAAGCCGGTAGCGGCACATAAATAGTCTAACCATAGTGGCATATATTTACTCCTTTATATTTTATTAAATTAGTATAGCACTTATAACAAGAAAATACTACTGCATTATACAAATAATGTAATGAGGCAAAATTTATGATAATACGAACCGAATATGCCAATTTTGGCAGACCGGAAGATTTACTCCGGTATATGCAGGAAGAAAATATTGAGGTTGTAACAGTAGAGTCGGAATACTGGGGAGCTAAGCTTGCTCCTATGAAGATGACACAGAAAGATGTAGAAGACTGGGTGAAGATGAAGGAGAAACGAGATTTGAACAGGTATTTAGTCATAGTAAGTGGATGCAGGTGTTCATGAAGAATTATTTGTAGGAGGACACAATATGTTTGAAGTATTTGGAGAATTTGATAGTGCTGAAGAAATAAATAAGGCGGCAGCAGGACAGCTTGCACAGGGAGATACACAGGCTATAAGGGATATAGCAAGAGAGAATGGTCTTGATCTGGCTGACGCAGAGGACTATATAGACGGAGAAGTATCAGAGTTGTGCAATCCACTTATGGCGGCGCTTGGAAAAATCAAGGTCGAAGAGGAGGAGCTTAAACCGGTTGAGATAGTGCAGGATTGGATAAATTATATAAAAGCACAGGTTACAGAGCATCCTGATATGGCTGTAGCGGTACGCAGAAAGGGAAAGACGATAAAGGGCTGTATCGCAGAACTTCTTAAGTGGAGTTTTAAGAATTGTTATCCGGTGGATAAGGATATTGTTAAGGCAGCAGGCGTAGGTGCTTCTGTTAAGATGGGAATCCCTGGAATGGGAAGAGCGTATGAAATCATAAAGGCTTATTACCTTGGAGGCGCGAAATGAAAAGAAAACAGATTATAGACTACGAGGGAGAAAAGCCCACAGGAAGACATAAGCTTACTCTTATAGCAGACATTATAAAGCTTGATGATGATTACCTGGTTGTAGACCTTTATAGTAAAAAAGAACTGATATATCGAGAAGCGTATTGTGGTACAGGTAGGTTCAATTATGACTACAGGGAAAATAAAGCCGACACAAAAAGCTATTGGAACAATCCAAATAGAAGAATGATACATGAGGCGTATACAACAGAAAAAGCATCAGGAGCAATAAAAAAATATGCAAAACAGATGGGGGTTAAATGTTATAACGATAAACCAACAGACATATTAGAAAGTATTGAATATAAAATAGACGGATTACAGGATGTAAGAAAAAAGAACCGTGCCAATGAGGAAAGAGATAAATTATTTGAATTACTCCCGGAAGAGCCTAGAATTCTTCAAATGCGTATAGAAAGCAAAGTGAATCAGGGGAATATTATATATTACAAAAGACATGGAATATATGCTGATTATCATTGTTGCCAGTGCGGAGAAGATTATACACTAAGAACAGAACCATACGAAGGAATTGAACCGATACTGACATATCCCAAGCCGGAAAGATTAAAAGCTTTTGAATGCCCTAAATGTGGAGACAGTGCATTGCTTTATCAAATGGGGCATGCCAAGTGTACATACCAGAATTTCACAACATTTTTATATCAGGTGGCAGCAGACGGAACCCTGATTACAAGAATGTATGATGTGTTTGTAACAAGAACACCAAAAGGGGCAAGGAACATCGGAACAACAGAGTATGAGCGTGTGTTTATGCGTCCAGGATATTGTAGAGAATATTATAGATACAATTCAGAAGACAAATGGCGTAAAGACAGAAATGTGGCACTTAGCAATGTAATAGAACTTATTGAGGTCAACTATGACTGCATAAAGGACAGCCAGATGAAGTATCTTCCACAAGATATGTATAAAACAATATACAACATACCTGAAAGAATAGAACGAAAGTATCTGGCCAGGTATGAGACTGTGGAAAGCTTCGCGAGATGTCCACAACTGGAGACATTATTTAAGAATGATTTTAGAAATATTTGCAAAAGAATTCTATGGCAGAGAGGCAGTACAAGCAGTGTGAATAAGCATGCAAAGGAACTGTGTGAGATATTAAGAATCAGTAAACCACAGCTAAAGTATTTAAAGGAAAGTGGAAAAGTGGGAACTATTTGGCCGGAAGAAATTAAAGCGTTCAAACAGATTGCTGATAAATACAAAATAAAAGAGCAGGATTATGACATGTTATTTGAACTGTATACGAGTTCTAACCAGACAGCATTAGAGTATTTATTAAGATTTCAGAGTGTTACAAAATTATGGAATATAGCACATAAGTATTTAGAAGATGACCATTTTGAAAATCTCAGGCAGGTACTTACAGAATATAAAGATTATCTTCGAGAACGCGAAGAAAATGGAGATGACTTAAGTAATACTGTTTATCTTAAGCCAAGAAACCTGTATGAAACATATACACGAATACGTCTGGAAGCTGAACAGAGAAAAAATGAGAAGTATATCACTGATATGATGCAGAAATATCCGAATATAAAGAGCAGATCAAAGAAGATACCTAAGAAATATACATTTAAGCATGAAGGATTAGTAATAAGGCCAGCCATAGATGCTAAAGAAATAGTATTAGAAGGGAGAATGCTTCACCACTGTGTCGGGAGTGATAACCAGCACTATTTGAAGGACTTTAATGCAGGTAAAGGTTGGATAATGGTAATCAGAGATATAAAGGCTCCTGATACTCCATACATTACGGTGGAACTAAAAAATGACAAGATAATGCAGTGGTATGGGGAACATGATACTAAGCCGGATAGGGAGATTATAGAGGAATTTTTAAAAGAATATAAAAAACACATAGCTAAGAAAGAGAGGAAGACAGCATGAATGAAGTGCTATACACAAAAACATTTAATGAGTGGCAGCAGGAGCTAGATACAGAGCTTGTAAAGAGTGCGGAAAGCTTTGTAAAGATAGGATATCTTCTTAAGGTTGCCAGAGATACAGACATACTTGCAAACACTGGATATGCGAATGTTGTGGAATTTGCGAAAGCCCGCTATGGTCTTGATAAAACACAGGTATCAAGGTTTATACATATTAACGACAGATTCAGCGAAGGCGGAAACAGTGCAGAACTGCAGGACAGATATAAAGGTATGGGATATGCAAAACTGACAATCATGCTGCAGCTTCCTGATGAAATTAATGAAGAGATAAGCGCAGATTTCTCCAAGTCTGAGATAGAAGATATCAAAAAGGAAATTGATGAGGAAAATAAGATATCTGACATTGAAGTATGGATGGAAGGTACACAGGAAGATGCAGAGAAATATAACGAGCTTGGACAGGTTATGTATCAACTTTTGCATGATATGCCTGAACTATTTACCAAGATTGCACAGTCTTCTATAGAAACAGAAGAGCTGATGAATATATTAGCCCCATCAGGAGAGATGATATATTCAGTACGCATTCCGGGAACTGGTCGACTAATGTTAAGTATTAAGATTAATACCGGAAGAATAACGATAACCAATGTGCGAAGCATGGAAAAGACAGAGTGGAACATAGAGGACCTTGCAGATTTTGTGGTAGACATACTTAGCAGAGCTGATACAGAAGATCCAGCTAAGGCATGGACAAGCATCTATAAAGAGGAATATCCGAAAAAAGCAGAAATTGCACCGGTGCAACAGGAAAAGCCAGTGCAGAGGAAAGAAAAGAAGGTGCAGAAAGCTAAGATTGAGAAACCTAAGCCCCAGTCGGTAGAAGAGAATACGGAAGAGGAACAGATACCAGGGCAGGACAGCGTGCTTAATCATCCGGAGTATTTACCGGAAAACGGCAATAATAAGGCAGATTCCACAGAAAATGTGCAGGAAACAGATACATTTGTGGATAAGCAGCAGGAAAAACCGCCATATTTTGAAAAAGTTTCTGCAGAGAAAGAAAAAACAGAGCCAGAAATGCCAACAAATGCGATAAATACAGAATGTGAGGACGAAGTAGACGCACTTGGAAACTATATGAATTGCTGGGAAGCAATATGTGATGCACATCGCAAGATTACTCTGTTTATCGAGGATTACAGCGCATATGATACAACACCGGATAATATGCGGATAGAAGCAGCACGCATAAACGCAGTTACATTGGCAACCGAATTGGAACACTTGAAAACCCTGTAGACCGCATAAATACAGAATACGAACCTATTATGAAAGAGGTGAAAGTTATTAATACACTGACACAAGAAATTGCTAAAAAAATACAGAGAATGTCAGGTACATATACACCATACGTTATATTCACGGACTGGTGTAAGATGCTTTCTTTGTCAATATCTAATGCCTGCGAGATTATTCATGGAGACCTATGGCAGCAGAGAGAAAAGACATAGATAGATACTGCAAGCAAATATACCAGTGAGCAATTAAACACAATTGTGGAACTGGGACAGGCACTGATTGAAGTGTATGAACAGGAAGGACCATATGATGCACTGGGTGAAATATACATGGCCGCTGAGTGTGGGAATAAGTCCACAGGGCAGTTTTTCACACCATTTCATGTTAGTGTGCTGACAGCACAATTACATAAGTATCCTGAAGATGAAATAATACGATTAAATGAACCTAGTTGCGGAGCTGGCGGAATGATTCTAGCGACGGCAAAAGTAATTAATGAACGCGGAGGAAATGCACAAAGACAGTTAAGGGTCACTGCACAGGATTTGGACTGGAACAGTATATACATGACATATATACAGTTGAGCTTTAACGGAATAGATGCAGTATGCATACAGGGAGACACCCTTATGAACAATCCGTTTTCAGAGGAGCATGCCCTGAGAACACCAAAGAATAAGGGGGTGCTGTTGTGAGCGAAAGAGATGAACTTATGCAAAAACTACAGCAGGTGCTTATAAGCTACAATATTCCGCCGGAAGAATTAAGGTCCAGATTATACCTTACCTTAGAACCATATGAAATAACACAGAGAAGTACAGAACTTATTGTTGCGGATGAAGAAGGAGTGGACAAATATATAAGACTGTTCTTACTAAGTAAGCGGGTAGCAGGAAGAACAGAATGGACGCTGACTCAGTACAATAATGAACTGAGGAGATTCTTTATGGAATGTCCTAAAATTCCAACAGAAGTAACATCAAATGATATAAAAAAATATCTGGCAATAAAAGAGGTAAGAGACGGAGCGTCAAAAGTGTATTTGAAAAACATATATAGAGACTTGTCGTCTTTTTATACATGGATGGTTAAAGAGGAGTATATAATCAAAAATCCTTTTAATAAGATTGAGGAGATTAAGATTCCCAAGGTAAAAAAGCCAGCATTTACAGAAATGGACATAGAAAGATTAAGAATGAATATTGAGCCAGACGACTTAAGAACCAAGCTGATCTTTGAAGTATTGTTATCTACATGGTGTCGAGTTACAGAGCTGTCTAACATGAAAATCTCGGATTTCTCAGAAGACAGAGAATCGGTGATTGTACACGGAAAAGGACAGAAAGATAGGATATGTTACTTGAATGCCAGGGCAAAATTAAGTCTGGAACAATATATGGAAAAGAGGCAGGATAACAATCCATATTTACTGCCAAACAGTAATGCAACAGGATACGGGGTTTCAAGTGAAAATCTTAACTACATAAGAAGATTACCTAAAAAAGAACAGTGTAATTGGTGGCAAAATAAAGAAATCATTGGAACAGGGCATATGGACAATTCCTCAATCGAATCGATTATAAGGAAATTAGGAAAAAAGGCAGGCGTAGAGAAAACACACCCACATAGATTTAGAAGAACAGGCGCTACATTTGCATTAAGGCGGGGAATGCCAATAGAGCAGGTGTCAAAGCTGCTAGGGCATGAATCTATAGAAACCACACAGATATATCTAGATATATCAGAATCAGAGCTTGAACAGAGTCACAAAAAATATGTATAAGGAGGCAGTATGACAATAGGAATAATATGTTTTGTAGCCGGCTTTATAACGGCATGGGGAATATCGGCATTGTGTAATGCAGGAAGGGGAAACTGGAATGAATAAAGATTGTATTATGATTAATTTGGAGCAAAAAGATTGTAAGGGACTTAATGAGTTATATTGCGCTAAGGAGGATAAGCCTTGCCCATTCTATAAGCCGGCTGATAAATACAATAGAGATGGCAGCAGAAGGAGGAAGGCAAATGAAAAGACTTACAAGTAATAAAAATACATCTGATATGTCTATGATTGAACTGGCACATAATAGTTGCTATATAGATAATAAGCGTAATGCAAGATACAGAGATTACAATTTAGACATTGACAGTAGGCAGCTTGCAAGAAGTCTTATGAAAGATATTTGCAATGTAGATTTAACTGATTTATCAGATGAAGAATTTGAGGAATATATGGGTTCTATGCTTTCAGTAGAAATAGATAGTACAGTAGGACTTCTGGCATTGTTTTATCGTAATTTATGGGCGATAGCTGATTTAAGAGAAAAACTGAAAGAATATGAGGACTTAGAGGAACAGGGCAGACTTGTCAAGTTACCTTGTAAAATCGGAGATGATGTTTATTTTGTTCCTAGTCAGGTCAATTACAAGCTGAACATATTAAATAGGCATAGTGAAAATAACAAAGTCTATCATCAGAAAGTAGAGAATTTCGTACTGACAAGGCGCGGCTGGTACTTAGAGTGTGATCAGAATGTTAAGTATGGAACAGGACATATTTTAACAGATAGGTTCTTTAATGAAACTTGGTTTCTGACAAAATCCGAAGCCGAAGCAAAACTGAAAGAATTGAGAGGTAAGAATGAATAAAAGAAAAGCAATATCTAAAAAAGTGAGACAATCTGTATATCTCATGTATAACGGACATTGTGCTTATTGTGGTACAGAAATAGCTTACAAAGATATGCAGGTAGACCATGCAACACCGCTTAGGATAGGTGGAGCAGACGACATTTCAAATTACATGCCAGCTTGTAGGAGCTGCAACCACTATAAAGCCACTTTAGATGTCGAGGGATTTCGAAAGTATCTTTCAAAAATACATAAAAGGCTTATGCGTGACAGCATACCTTATCAAGTGGCGGAGCGGTTTGGTATAGTAAAGCATATGTCGGATAATGTGAAGTTTTATTTTGAGAAAGTAGAAGGAGACGATTATGTGGAAAATAACAAAGAAAGACGGTATTGCAGTGGAGATAGAGAGGTGTCCGGATGAGCAGAAGACGACATAAGAACCTGAATGAATATACATGCTGTGAGCAGTGTTCTAACAGCGTGGCAGCAGACGGAACATATACATGCAATAGAAAGACGATAATAGAGAATTATATGCCAACAGAAGAATACTTCTGGTGCGATGGAGAGATGTTTATTAGGAGGGAGTATGAAAAATGAAATTAATAATAGAAATGCCAGAGGAATTTGAAATACATTTTATGCAGGATAAATTTGAAGATTTCTTTATAAGAATCATTGGGGATATGAGTAGAAATGTTCCTAGTTTATGCGGAGTTGACGAGAAGGAGATTGCTGAAATGTTTAAAACAGCATTTTTAAATAGTAAAGTAGTCAATAATGATGTCAATGAAGCTGCAGATTATCTTGAAAAAGGAAAGGAAAGAAATAAGGCTATAGAGGATTCGAAAAGGGCTGTGGCAAAGGCAATATGTATAGGGTGCGGATATCTCAAAGAGACAGAATGTACATATGCTGGCCAGAATTGTGGAACTAGCAAACCGATGTTAGAAGTAGCCATGAAAGCATTAGATAAATTAAAGGCAGGTGATTCATAATGCTAATATTGCCAATCAAGAAAAAATGGTTTGATATGATTCTTTCAGGTGAGAAGAAAGAAGAGTATCGGGAAATAAAAGAATATTATGAAATAAGATTCCAGAACCTGTTCGGAGCCATAACCATACATCCATTATATCCACCAGACAATTTCTTAGATAGAAGCGAATTTGAGTTATTGCAAGGAGAGGCAGTACCAGAGGAGATAAGGAAAGACAGTGTTCAGGAGATTATTTTCCGTAATGGATATAGCAAGGATTCTAAAGCAATAAAAGCAAGATGTAGATTGAGAACTGGAAAAGGGAGACCAGAGTGGGGAGCTGAACCAGATAAACAGTACTATATTTTAGAAATCCTGAATGTTGAAAAAATGGCAGCAGATAAGACTATATTACAGAAGGCAGGTGATTCGTGAGTGACTAAAGAAAATGAGGATAAAAAGAAATGGTTAAAAAGATATCGTAGAGCCAAAAGGAATCTGATAGTAACCGAACTTGCAGTAAAGGAACTGAAAGCAGCACAGATAATGGGAGCAAAGGGCAATGATGGAATGCCTAAAGGAAAAAATAACAGTTCCGATTTAAGTGATTATATAGTAAAACTGGAAGATAAAGAAAAGGAATATGAGAAAGCTAAAGAAAGTTACATTAAAATTTGTGATGAAATAATAAGTGCTATATATCTACTACCAGATAGCAGGCAACAGATGGTTTTGATATATAGATATATCACATCAGATAACAATGATTGGTCAGAAGTATTAATAAAAATGAGAGAAGCAGGGGAAGCGTATTCAATGCGACAGATATATAATATACATGGCGAAGCACTTAGAAATCTAAAAATATCTTAGAAATTTAGAATAATAAGCTTGACATATGGTACACCATATGATAATATATACTTGTAAGGAGGTGATACATATGTCAGACAAAAAAGAAAAGTCCGAAGACGCATTAAAGACTTGGCTGGTCGGTGCATCAACGGACTTGGTTATCGGAATAATACTTCTTATTCTCGATAAGCTTCTAAGTTAGCTTAGAAAACAAGGAATGGGGCGAAAGCCCTGTTCCACTTAATAATATAACATAGTTTCAAGAAAGGAGCAAATGTATGTTAGGTAAGTTAGGAATATTTTTTATAGCGATAGGAATAGCAAAGATGATTATATACACGGTAAAGAAAGCGAGGAGTAATAGATGCCAGTAGGAGAACCTAATAAGCAGACAATAGCATCTGCCAAGTATCAGAAAAAGGCAGGGTATATATCTAAGTCATATAAGCTTAAGAAAGATATAGTTGAAGCATTTGCTGACAAATGCAAAGAGAACGGAGAGAGTCAGGCGGAAGTTATAACAAGGCTTATGAATGAATACATAAGTAAAAAGCGCTAAGCTGTTATTTGACCAGTTAATAACCACCAGTCAAAGGATTGGTGGTTATTTTCATAGTCATTTGCACTGGTGCAACATAATTTGTTACTAAACAAAATTAACGATTGTAAAAAATTACATTTTACTGGAGAAGAAATATGATGAAAATATGTTGACTTAAAACCTAAGCTGATTGACAATGTTGTTGTCATGAAAAAAGGAGTTGACTTTTAGGTGTGACACAAATATAATAAATGCGTGACAAAAAAGGAGGTGAAACAATGTCACCAGTTGGTAGACCCAAAGCTGATAATCCTAAATCAAACAGGTTTAGTATTCGTTTAGACAATATAACAGAAAAAAGATTGGAAGAATATTGTGATGAGCATCATATAACGAAAGGCGAAGCAATAAGACGCGGGATATATCTTCTTTTGGAACAAAAAGAAAAGTAGTAGTTGCTTTAGTTTGGCGACCAACAACTACTACTTCTAACACCAGAGGTTTCCCGCTGATAAATATATCATATCATTCTGGGAAACTTCTTTCAAGAAGATTTGAAAGGGGAATTTTAAAAATGCAATTACCACAAATTACAGAAGTAAATGGAATGAGAGTATTAACAACCAAACAATTGGCAGAGATGTATGAAGTCGATTCAAAGATAATTCAGTATAATTTTAGATATAATAAGAATAAATATATTGTCAATAAACATTATATTGAAATTACAGGAGACGAATTAAGACAGTTAAAAACAAGGAGTGAATTTCAATCCTCCCTTAAATATGTAAAGGCGTTGTATCTTTGGACAGAAAAAGGAGCACTTCTTCATGCTAAGTCCCTTAACACAAATAAAGCGTGGCAGGTGTATGACTATTTGGTAGACTTTTATTTTAGAGTTAAAGAAACAGATATAGGGGAACAGAAACCAGATAATGTGGTTTATAATACCAAGATTGCAAATCCAATTAAAGTATTCAAGACGCTGATTAGAGTTGCAGAAGACAACGGATTTGTTGTAAAGACATGTGAATTTCAGTCTACCTTGAGTAGAATAAAAGGTAATAAGATAGGCTTAAGAAATAATTTGACGCTTGAACAGATTGATTATGAGCTTGCATATATTTTGGCACATGCGTTCATACATAGAGATGCAGGAGATGTGATAAGTAGTTTTGATTGTAAAATATATAATCAAAGAGCGGAATGGGCAGCAGATATGATTATCAAGATATTAAATGCAGCGTAATTGTGAAAGTTGCACCGGTACAACAATATACTGGCAGCAGGCAAAAGATTGCAGTGAATTGCAGTTTTAAATGTGATATTATGTATTTATAAAAGATTGCAGTAAATTGCAGTTTTAAATGTGTTATAGTATAAACTACAGAAAGAGCAAGGGAATCTTAAACGGATTCCCTTTTTGATTGCAATGGAATTTGATTACAACAGTAAGAGATGGAAACAGAAGAGAGCCAGGATATTAAGGCGGGACAAGTATATGTGTGTTGAATGTAGAAAGTATGGGCGACAGAGAGAAGCGGTCACGGTTCATCATATTAAGCATGTTGATGAATATCCAGAGCTTGCTTACATAGATTCTAACCTTGAGAGCTTGTGCAATGCTTGCCATAACAAGATGCACCCTGAGAAGGGTGGACACAAAGGATAGCCCCCCTGGTTAAATGAAAAAATTTTAAGCTGTCTGGGACCGGGGAGGGGAACTCTTTCCAACTCTGCAAAAAATTATCAGGGAGGGGGAATGCCAAAATGGAGTCTGAAAAATGGAGAAGAAAAATCAAGGACAATCTCAAGAAATTAGGCACTTATGACGCTGCTTATAACTCTGTCATAAATACCTTGGCAGATACCCTGGAACAGCGCGATAAAGTTTACGGAAATTATAAGAAAAATGACGAAGACATGATTGTTGAGTATACCAATAAAGCAGGCAAGACAAACATGGTAACAAATCCTAAGATTGTACTATGGAATGAGCTTAACAAGACAGCGTTGTCGTATTGGAAGGAACTTGGATTGACACCTTCCAGCTTAAAGAAGATTGGAGGGGCAAGACCAGAGGAGAAGCTGACAGGTCTTGCAGCAGCACTTGCTTCAATTGAAAGCTAAGAACTGGAGTACAGTAATTGAATATGCAGAATCAATACGAGATGGAAAGAAAGTAGCTTGTTTGGAACTTAAGCAGGCAGTAGACAGATTCTTTCGTGATCTGGACAATCCAGAATATGAAGTCAATCCAAAAGCTCCAGAATTCTGCATACAGATAATTGAAAAAACAATAAAGCATCAGCAGGGAGAGCGTATCGATGGAACACCATTGAGAGGCACTCCTTTTTTATTAGAGCCATTTCATAAATTTATAATATATAACCTTGTTGGTTTTTATCACAAGGGTACAGGCATTGTAAGATTTCATGAGGCTCTTATATTTATACCGCGAAAGAACATAAAGACTTCTTTTGCAGCTGCATTAGCATGGGCGTTGTCATTATGGTACAGGCGTTCAGGGTCAAAGGTTTATATTGCTTCAGCGGCATTAATGCAGTCGCTTGAAAGCTTTAATTTCCTTGATTACAATGTCACAGCAATGGGGGAAAAGAAAGTAAGAGGAAAGAAAGGGGGAAGCGTAAATGTTATTGATAACAACAATGAGCACAGTATGGAAGCCACCCTCCCGGATGGGAGCTTTTATATAAGAGCATTAGCAGCAAATCCGGATGCACAGGATTCTCTTAATTGCAATATTGCAATAGTTGATGAAATACATGCTTTAAAAAAGCCAAAGCAATATAATCTTTTCAAAGAAGCTATGAAAGCATATACCAATAAGCTGATTATAGGTATCTCAACGGCAGGAGATAATGAGAATTCATTTTTGGGAAACAGATTGAAATATTGCAGAAAAGTGTTAGATGGGACAGTTAAAGATGAACAGTACTTTATATTTATGTGCTGTGCTAATCCTGATGAGAATGGCGATATTGATTATACGAATCCGGAAGTTCATGAAATGGCCAATCCTGCTTACGGTGTTTCAATCCGTCCTGAAGAACTGCTGAATGATTCATTACAGGCACAGAATGATCCACAGCAGAGAAAAGATTTCTTGGCAAAGTCATTAAATGTATATACATCTGCTATTAAAGCATATTTTGACATTGAAGAATTTAGAAGGTCCGATTCTAAGTACAGTTGGACACTTGAACAGTTAGCAAAGCTCCCAATAAAATGGTATGGTGGCGCAGACCTGTCAAAGATGCACGATCTTACGGCTGCATCGTTATATGGTAATTATAACGGGACAGACATAATAATACCTCATGCATGGTTTCCTGTTACAGCAGCATATAAAAAAGCGGATGAGGATAATATTCCTCTGTTTGGCTGGAAAGATAATGGCTGGCTGGATATGTGCAACAGTGCAACTGTTAATCATGCGGATATAGTTAATTGGTTTATAAGCATGAGAAAGAAAGGATTCAAGATTGTTGAAGTTGGACATGACAGAAAATTCTGCAGGGAATATTTTATTGGAATGAAAAGAGCCGGCTTTAAGATTGTTGACCAGCCACAGTATTTTTACAAGAAATCAGAAGGTTTCAGACACATAGAAAAAGCTGTTAAAGATGGTAAATTGTACTATCTTCACTCAGAAGCTTATGAATATTGTGTTGAAAATGTGAGCGCAATAGAAAAAACAGATGACATGATTCAATATGATAAGGTTCAGCCGGAGCAGCGAATAGATATATTTGACTGCTCTGTTTTTGCGTGCATAAGGTATTTGGAAAATCTGGAAAAATCCAGCATTGCGTCAGGCTGGTTTGGAGGAAGTAAAAAGTGAGTAAAAGAAGAAAGAAACAAAATGTAAAAAGAGATGCTTCAGTTGGATTCCTTCTTTCTGGAGATGCATATACGACGCTATGTGGTGATGGATATACTCCATTAAACAAAAATCCGGAAGTAGTGACAGCATGTGGAGTAATAGCAGAACTGATTGCGTCAATGACAATTTATCTGATGTGTAATACAGACAATGGCGACATAAGGATTAAGAATGAATTAAGCAGGAAGCTTGACATTAACCCTAACAGATTCATGACGAGACATACATGGGTAAAGTGGATTGTAATGAATATGTTGCTTGGCGGAAAAGGGAATGCAGTTGTATATCCAACAACGGACGATGGCATATTAGGAGATATGATATTAATCCCGCCAAGTCAGACATCATTTCTGCAGGATGGATATGGATATCAGATAGGGATAAATGGACGATATTATGATCCTGATAATGTACTGCATTTTGTATATAACCCGGATGAAAATTATCCATGGAAAGGCCGCGGGATAACGGTTGAGCTTAAAGATGTAGCCCAGAATCTTAAACAGGCATCAGATACAAAGAATGCATTCATGTCAAACAAGTTTCAACCAAGCCTGATTGTTAAAGTAGATGCCTCTGTAGAGGAGTTCCAGTCGCCAGAAGGCAGAGAAAAGTTATTAGAGGATTACACAGCGGGGGTAGAACAGGGAAGGCCTTGGATGCTGCCTGGAGAAATGATTGATATAAAAGAGATAAGACCATTGACTCTAGGAGATTTAGCATTAAACGATTCTGTTGTTCTTGATAAAAAGACGGTTGCATCTATTGTTGGAATACCAGCATTTCTTTTAGGTGTAGGAAATTACAATAAAGACGAATATAACAATTTTATATCGCGGAAAATAAAGGCAATTGCGGAAGAAATTGAACAGGAATTATCAAGAAAATTGCTGATAAGTCCTAACTGGTATTGGAAATTCAATGTCCAGAGCCTTTATGCGTATGATATTAAAACAATCAGTGATGTATACAGCAATCTCTATGTAAGAGGTTTGTTTACGGGAAATGAGGTAAGAGATAAGCTTGGGGCATCTCCTATGGAGGGACTTGATGAACTTGTCTTATTAGAAAATTATATTCCACTGGATAAGATAGGAGACCAGAAAAAACTTATACAGGAAGGAGATACGGATGGAAATTAAAGATATAGGAATGCAGATTCGCTCTGCAGAAAGTAAATTTAATACGAGGGAAGACGGAGAAGACCTTTACATTGAAGGATACTTCTCCGTTTTTAATAGCAACTATGAATTATGGCAGGGAGCAACAGAATCTATTGATTCTCACGCTTTCGACAATGCGCTTAGTGATGATATCCGGGCACTGGTTGACCATGACACGCACTTAGTACTTGCAAGGAATAAAGCAGGCACACTTGAATTGAAAATTGATTCACGCGGATTGTGGGGAAAAATCAGAATCAATCCGAAAGATTCTGATGCAATGAACCTATATGAAAGAGTGAAGCGTGGAGATGTTGACCAGTGTTCTTTTGGATTTGACATTCTTGACCAGGAAGCCGAGTACCGGGAAGATGGAACAGTTCATTGGACAATCAAGAGCGTAAAGCTGTATGAAGTATCAGTATGCACATTCCCGGCATATGAGGACACTTCGGTGTCAGCTCGTAAGAAGGATTACGAGGATATCAAAAAGAGATGGTTAGAATTGTGGAAAACACAGATGACTGCACGAATTAAAGGAGGAAAATAATGGCATTAAAGGCATTAATGCTTCGTAAGAAGCTCACAGACGCAAAGAAGGCTCTTGATGAAGCAAGAGCGAAGACAGCCACTTTTGAGACTAGAGAAGCAGAGCTTGAACAGGCTATAAGTGAAGCTGAAACTGATGAAGAAAAGCAGGCTGTAGAAGAGGAAGTTGAAAAGTTTGAAACAGAGAAGAAGGAACATGATGAAGAGGTTTCTAAGCTGGAACATGATGTAGCTGCTATAGAAAAAGATCTTGCAGATACAGAGGCTGAACAGCCAAAACCAGCGGCAAAGCCAGAAGAGAGAGGAGAAAGAAAGACAATGACAACAAGAAAATTCTATGGAATGGATATGCAGGAAAGAGACAGGTTCTTCGCCGATGATGGAGTTAAGAATTTCCTTGGCGAAATCAGATCATGTATCAAGGAAAAGAGAGCATTAACCAATGTTGGATTAACAGTACCAGAGGTAATGCTTCCACTTATCAGGACTAAGGTAGAGGAAACATCTAAGCTTGTCGGAAGGGTAAATCTTGCTACAGTGAGTGGTAAAGCAAGGACAAGAATAATCGGCACAATACCGGAAGCAATATGGACAGAAATGGTTGGAACACTTAATGAACTTGATCTTAAGTTTTATGATGATGAAGTTGATGGCTATAAGGTGGGAGGCTTTATTCCAGTGCCTAATTCTATACTTGAAGATAATGATGTAGACCTTGCTTCTACTATTATTGATGCATTAGGTAAGGCAATTGGAAAAGCGCTTGATAAAGCTATTGTGTATGGAACAGGAACAAAGATGCCATTAGGTATAGTTACAAGATTAGTACAGGCTGCACAGCCTGAAACATATAGCGCAACAGCAAGACCATGGGCTGATTTACATGAATCACACATAATTACAGGAACAGGTGCTGCAGGACTTAATCTTTTTAAAGAAATACTCACTAATTCAGGTGTAATTGAAAATGATTACATTGAAGATGGTCTGGTATGGCTGATGAATAAGAAAACACATGATAAGATTAAGATTCAGTCCCTTGATAAGAATACTAACGCTCTTATTGTTGCTGGCATGAATAATACAATGCCACTTATCAATGGAGATATCATTGAACTTTCATTTATACCAGATGACAATATTGTATTTGGATATTTACCAGCATATTTACTTGCACAGAGAGCAGGCACAGAAATAGGTCAGTCAGAGCATGTAAGATTCATTCAGGACCAGACTGTATTTAAGGGAATTGCGAGATATGATGGAAAGCCTGCAATTGCTGAGGCATTTGGTGTACTCACAATTTCATCAGCTGCACCGACAACAACGGTAACATTTCCAACAGATACAGCTAATTAAGAGAGGTGATAAGCTTTGGACAACGCAAGTATATTGGAAATTATGAAACAGGATATAGGCATATCAGTTGAACTTCCACCAGAAAGAGAAGCATTTTTAACTAATTACATTGAGTTGGCCAGAGCTGCCATCGCAAGGGAAGGCATAACCGTTCTTGATAATATTGAGGACGGTATGCTTGTTGAAATGTATGCATCATATCTGTACCGAAACAGGAAAGAGGATAAACCTATGCCGAGAATGCTAAGGCTGGCACTTAATAACCGAAAATTAAGCAGGAAGGAGTTAAGTGATGGAGGGATATCTTGAACTTATAACGCCTGTATATGAAAATGATGAACTGAACCAAAGCATTAAGACAGGAGAAAAGGTTGATTCTGTATGGGTTGAAGAAATATCTGTTACACGGAGTGAGTTCTATAATGCCGGTAATAGCGGGCATAAAGCACAGTTAGCATTTACGACAGCCTCAGCAAACTATAGCGGTCAGAGTGAATGCAGATTTTGCAAGAAAGCATACAGCATATATCGTACATATAAGTCTGATAATGAGACGATTGAACTTTATCTTGAAGAAAAGGTGGGAATAATGTGAAGATAGGAATAGATAGTTTGTCAGAAACCGTAGCACAGGAATTAAGCAATTATTCAAGAGAAGTAAATAAGACTCTGCGAGATGAGGTGAAAACAACAACTAAGCAATGTGTTAAAGATATCAGGGAGGCTGCTCCAGAGGATACGGGAGCATATAAGAAGAGCTGGACATCCAAGGTTCAATATGAAAGTGAAGATGATATCCGGACAGTTGTATATGCAAAGGGAACAGGAGCAAGCTTAACACATCTTCTTGAGAATGGACATGCGAAGGTTGGCGGCGGAAGAGTAAAAGCATATCCACATATTGCTCCGGCAGAAGAAAAAGCAAGTGAAAGCTTGTTTAACAGAGTGAAGGTGAGATTAGGAAAATGACGCTTGGAGATTTAATAAAAATATTAAGTACAACAAGTATTCCAACAACATACAGAGCATTTAAAGAAGGGAAGTCGCCAGGGCTTCCCTTTATATGTATAGTTGATGCAGATACAGATAATTTTTTTGCAGATGGCAAGGTATGGCATGAAATTCATGCAGTTAATATTGAGTTGTATACGAAGAGCAAAGATATAGAAACGGAAAACAAAGTAAAAAAGGCACTTAATGATAACGAGATACCATGGCAGCAGACGGAGGTATACATTGAATCAGAAAAGTGCTATGAGCAAATATTTAGTATGGAGGTATGACATGGGAAAGAATAAGGTTAAGTACAATCTTAAAAACGTACATATTGCGGTAAAAAAGGCATCTGGGACATATGACACACCATTTGAGTTACCCGGAGCGGTAAATATGTCACTTAGTCCACAGGGAGGACTTGAACCATTTTATGCGGATGGTATCAAGTATTCTGTCAGTTCGACTAATAATGGATATGAAGGAGATCTTGAGATTGCTCTTGTTACGGATGAATTCAGAACACAGATATTTAAAGAGTACACAGATAACAATAAAGTTATGTTTGAAGATGCAGATGCACCGACAGTAGAATTTGCGCTCGGCTGTCAGATCGATGGAGATGCAAAAGAAACAATGTTCTGGTTTTATGGCTGTACAGCAACAAGACCGAATGTTGATGCACAGACCAATGAGGATAAGAAAACACCGCAGACGGATAAGCTCACAATATCTGTTGCCGGTGATGATTTTAATGTTAGTGGAAAGAAGAAACGACTGGTAAGAGCCAAGTCAACAGAGGAAACCACTACTTCACTGGAAACATGGTTTGAAAATGTTGTTTCACCGGTTGAAGCTGCATAAGGAGAATAATTATGGCAACAAAAAGAAATATAGAAATTGGTGGTATAGTATGCCACTTTAGAAGCTCAGCAGCAGTACCAAGAATATATCGGCTGATGTTTTCAAGGGATTTGTTTAAAGACATGTCAAAGCTGGCAGATGAATTGGATAAATCAAACAGACTGGAAGAGAAAGAAAAGAAAA